TAGTTTGCATAAACAGAATTAGTTATAGCTTCTAATGTTTTCATCCATTAACGTAGTTCTTAAATTGAATTAAATTACTTGCAATAATTCTTTCCTGTATTTCATCTGGTACTACATCTAAAAGGTCTACAAGTTTAGTAGATTCTTTCTTCCAGTTACCGATTACATCAGAGTATCTTACTCTTTTAATACCGTGTACAATAGGAGATGAAGTATCTAGCGTTTCAATCCAGTGATATTGCGGGCTTTGATAGAAACTAAACTCTCTAGGGTGAGCACAGCCTAATAAATGGTGAGGTTTATCTTTATTAATAATACCGTCATTCATTAATTGAGTTAGAGTCATTACTCTACCCATCATATAAGATACCCACTTGTTAGGGTGTGGGAATGCTTTGAGGTAATAAGAATAGTCGAATGAAATAGCTAGTTTATCTACGCCGATTTCTTGATCTAAAGCTACATAACACTTTACTAGCTCTCCGTAAGACTTTCCTTGCACTACACCAATAGTCTTAGCACTACTAACAAAGTCCCAATCTTTCCATAAACACTTCTTAGCTGAATCAATAGTACCTTGACAGTCTTCTAACACGTCTGGTATAATGTATTCGGTGGGGTTAAGCTTTTGTATCCAGTATGCATAACGTTTAGGATCAAAAGAGGTGCCTAACTCAAATATAGAGTTGTCTAATAAAACGTGTCTACCGCCTTTAACACTATCTTCAAAGAACTTGTAATAAGCAGGGTATTCTTCAAATAAGTGCACTAAAGCGTAATCATAGTCGTTGTATGTACGAGAGATCTCTAACATACTTAAAGGAGATTCGTGAGATATTTTAATCATATTAGGAAAACATATCAAATAGGTCTGTTGTTACTTCGTTGGTTAAATCTGGTAATCGCCATCCAATAGCTTCATATACAGCTAATATAGGCGGTTTAATTATTGTATCGAACATTTCAATATAATCTACTTCAAATTCTTTGAATTCAGGTGGAAAGTTGTAAGGATAACAAAGAGTATCGATGTTATACTTGTTTGGTGCAATATAAATCTTCTTTACTTTACCACCGGATGTGATACGTTCGTACTTGGTTTCTAACTTTAAATGCTTCAACAGATAGTTGTACCAAATAGCGCCTTTAACGTGGTTCGGTGTACCTGTACCAATTTTAAAGCCGTCTGCCTTAACTTCATACTTCTCTAAATCACTAAGACCGCCACGTATAGCAATTTCATCAACATTTAAAGTTTTAAATGTATCATATACTTCTTTATAAAGACTGTTTGCTTTTATTTGATCCTGACCTAACAAAGAGTTCTCAATAACCTTCTTAATCAGTTCTTTTGCCTTTTTTGGCGTAGTAGATCTAGCGATTTCAACCCCAACATACTTAAACTTACTAACGTTAGCGCCTTCATCGTTTAATACGTGAATAATGTAACGCTTCTTTTGTAGGTAAACACCTACGTCGCAAATTGATTCCCGTTTAAAAAAGTAACGAGGATCAATAGACTTAAACTCAGAAGCAGACCACTTTTTAATTTCACTATTCAGGTATGTACCAATCTCTTTATCGATTAAGTCTATACCTTCTGGTGTTACTTTACCGTTTTTAAATATGTTAAGCTTAATTTTATCAAGGATAGGTCTAATAGTAATATGAGTACTATCAGTATCACCGTAAATGTTAAGGGACGTATCAACCCCGTATTTCTCTTTAGCATATCTATCAAGGATGACACCTGCTTGCTTAACCACCGATTGGCCAGTAAGAGTAATGCTACCAGCGTGATCACTGTCACAAATAGGACTAAACTTATTAGCAAAAACCCCGTAGATAGAATTGAGCAGAATTTTGATGACGTGTTGTATAGTGTCCGCTCGTTCCATATTAAACTTACACGTTTTGTATTCATCGGTATCTGGTGTTAAATTACTTAGCTGTTTCTTATATTCAATATATTGGTTCTTGTTTCTTACACGCTCACTATAAAGTCCGTCAATTAAAGATGGTACTACACCTTTTTTCTTCTGAGTATACAAAACGTTAGCTTTGGATATAGCTAACTTCTCAACTTCCATCAGTTTCTCGAGTTTTTCGTTAGGTACAGTTTTTTCAGACCCGCTAGCTAATAATAGCGTAGTCTCTGTATCAGTCTTACGTAAGATCTTACCTATCTTAGTCTCTGGTGATATATTGAGAGTAATGATAGTGTTAGGGTATAGAGAATTAGCATCATAGCTCACAACTGCAGTCTTTAAACCACGTTCCGGATCTCTAACATAACCACCTTCAATTTCATCTCTAGTAGGACCTGAAACGAAAGTAGGTATAACCATACCGTGCTTGTAAGCTTCTAATGCAACACAGCCAGTAACAATAGACACTTTACCTAAAGCAGCTTCAAAACTAGTTAAGCCTTTGTAAGCTAACATACGAATGATCTTAAAGAACTGTAATTTCTTTTCCATTCGTACCAGCAGATCAACGTCTTGAATATTGTAATCTACAAAGTTATTCCAATCATTCTCAGATAGAGAAGCTAAGTTAGTAGCATTAATAGCTAGTTTACCTTCGCCTAGTTCGTGTTGAGCAACAAAGTTTAATGCGTATGATTCGAGTAAACCGCGTGCAAAGCCTTTATACACTTCAAGGTAGTCCATTGCAGATATACCGTGAATATACCAGCGATCTAACTCTTGACCTTTAACAAAGATACCTTTACGGCACCAAAGACTTTTTAACGGTGATAAACGTTTAGCAGCATTTTCCCCTAATAAGTTGTTAATACGATTAATAGTGTAAGGGAAGTCGAAAAAATCTGTATTCCACCCAGATAAAATATCAGGGTAGTAATCTTTCTCCCAAAAGTCTAAAAACTTATTGAGTAAATCTACTTCACCGCTACACTCTGTGTATACAACGTTTTTACGAGAAGGGGTATAGGGTTTGCAGCCCCAGGTATAAAACGTTTCAGATAAGTTGTCGTATATTGTTATAAGGTTGATAGGGTGCTTAGCATCCTTAGCTTCTGGGAACTCATCTGGAGAGTAAACTTCGATATCAAGAAAACAAACCTTTAAAGGATTAGCAGAAAACTCAGGTTTTTCGTAATCGTCTTTAAACTTCTCAATAAGATATTGTTGTTCTACCTGAATATTGTGATACAAACGTTTAATAGCGCCATCTTGTGCGGCTTTATTACGTTCAAAGGAGTTTAGAAACACTTTCTTCTTTAACTTAGTATTAAAGATAGAAATAGCGTCTGAATTGTCCATATTAGTCTCGATATAAAAATACGGACTATATGGCTCCTTCTTTACTACTCGTTTACCGGTTTTATCCCAGGTAAATAGATAAGCAGAACCTTCTCGAGAATTATAATATACGTTACGGTACACAAAACATATTATGTACCAACTTACTAACTAATCAAGAAGGAAAATAAACTTTCATATGCTCATCAATATGATCTTCCAACCAATAGCCGGTTGCAACTTTACGAGCATTGTCTGATTCATTTAGATATAATCTACGATCTCTTAGTAGCTTCTTAGCTAGATCCATCATTTCATCAGGGGTATTAAACCGTAAAGGTGCAACAGGATCTGTATTGTATGGTGGAGCATCTTGGCATAAACAAGGCACTCCTAATGCACCAGCTTCAAGATACTTGATAGGTGCTTTTGCATAATTAAACTTGTTATTCTGTAAAGGCGCAATAGCTAAGTTTAAATTAAGCGAATCGAATGCATAAGCATATTCAAATAGAGATTTCCAGCCTACAAATTCAACATCTCCAGTACGTACCAGATCCTCTAATCCGCGAGGTATAGCACCCATAAATACCCACTTATATTCTTTGTGAGTCTTGCGTATAAGTGGTACAAATGGATCAATATCATCTTGCACCCCAGGCAACATATCTACATTAACGTGGGTAGGGCTGCCAACATAACCGATACGAGGGCGCTTCTTGTTACGATCAAAATTTTCTGCTACTTTTTGTTTACTATAAAAACGATCTATCCAGAACTTTGGCATATAGTTAGGTAATACTATTGAAGGTACACCCGTTCTAGCAGTATAGTAATCTGCCATAAACTTGGTCGGACAAGTAATAGCATCACAATGTTTAATAATTTCGATAGCTGTCTTGGAGATTATTGGATCAAGAAACGCTGAACGAGATTTGTTATACAACGGAATATCTTCCGGAAAGATAACATCATCAATTTCATAATACAGTTTGAACTTGCTTCCGTTGTTAGAGGTGTGTCTTAAAAATTTTGCAAATTCTAATTGAGGTACTGTAACCTGTCTTTGTATTTTTACAGACTTAGCGCCGTGATAATAGCGCGGATCTAGTAACATCATTGTTGCATTAGTTACTACACCCTTACCAGATGAATTAATTAATGCTTCAGGCCAGTGTAAACGCCAAAAACCGCATCCACCGTGATCAGCAGCAAAACTAAAAGCTGTATTGGCTGGTCCAGGAGGAGCAGCTGGTATAGGGTTAGAACCAGGTATATTTTGAGGTGTAGGAACACCTATAACAGGGGCTCCAAAAGGTAATGTAGGTGCACCTAATGCAAAGGAATTATTCATTATTAAAAGTTGTTGATCGTACAGTTATGCCGTTTTTCTTTTCTAGGAATACTATTTCACCACTTGTACAGTATTTCATACTTTCCTTGCGGTGTGATATTATATAGACAGCCTCCTGGTATTTTTCCACTCTATCTCGTATTATATCCAATACTAATTCGATACCTTTTTCGTCTAAAGATGAATCAAGTAGCTCATCAAACACAGATATATTTAACCATACATTAGCCTGTGCTCTACGGATATCTTGAAATGCAAATATCATTGCAAGATCAATAGCTTTACGTTCAGCACCAGAGAAGTTAAAGTAGCTACATTCGGCACCACGTTCATTAGTGATTGTTTCCTCAAAGAACTCGTTAAATTTAACTGTACTATTACTTTCTAGTTTTTTGAGATAATAAGCAAGTCTAAGATTTAATACTTCTAATATTTTTTTTACAATGTATGATTTTACACCTTCTTCAGAAGTAATAAACTTAGCAGACTCAATTATATCAATTTTAGCTTGTAATTCATCTACTTTAGCTTTAATTTCAGCTATACGATTTTCTATCTTTTTAATATTATCCGTATACACATTATCGTCACTGTTAAGAGCATCTAAATCTACTACTAATTGTGACTGCCAAACATTGAGCTGATTTAAGCGAGAGTTAATGTTCTCAACTTCTTTTTTACGTATAAGCAAATCTCCTAGTTTAGATTGCGCATTATTGATCGATTCATCTATCTTATTAAGGCCTTCTTTAGCTTTCTCTATACGAGGGTTTTCTTTGGTTAAGCTTTCATTAGCATTATAAATAGCTTTTTCATATTCAGCTTTATCCTTTTCATACTGAGTATTCGCGGCTTCAGCTAGATCTTTACCACAATGCGGGCATTTACTGTCAACCTTTTTAAGTTTTTTAAGTCGCTCTGTATAAAATCTTAAATTAGCATTTGCCTCAGCTACAGCTTTAGTAATACCTTCAACCTTTTTATTATAAGCGTTCTTAACATCTTTCCAGGTTTTAAGTTCATCTTCTAGTTTTTTTTGAGCTACAGCATCTACAGCATCTAACTTACTAAGCTTTTCGTTGATAATAGCAATTTCTTGCTCATTATTGCGTTGACGAGTTAAAAGCACTTCTCTACGCTTACCTTTAGTTTCTTCGTAAGTTTGTTTTTGCTTAATACTATCCTGTAATACTCTTTCAGATTCATCTACTTTAGTGTGTTCAATGTCTAAGTTGCGTTTAGTTTCATTAAAATCAAAGCGAGCAATACTTAACATATTGCTAAATACTTCTAGACCGAGAATACCTTCAATAAATTTACGTTTTTCTATTTTCTTCTGAGCCATAAACGGCACAGTAGCATTAATAGTCATAACCACGCTGTTCTGAAACACTTCAGGCGAGGTATTAATTAAATCTATAATGTACTCTGTAGTCTGCGGTACTCCTGACCGGGTTATGTCTTTATCATTACAATATAGAAAACATTTGGTAGGGTTTAACGTACGTATGATTTTATATTCTGATTTTACGCTCTTTTCATCAATAGTAAACACTAGCTCTACTTCACAAACATCTTCAGGATAGAGATTATTAACAATATTCTCTTTTTTAAGTTCTCTTATAGTTGAACCATACAAAGCAAAATGTATAGAATCAGCTATAGTAGACTTACCTACTCCGTTAGCACGATCTGCTTTATCTAAATTACGCCCGGTAATAATATTCAAACCGGGTTTAAATTCCATAGTAACCGGTCTTTTACCTACAGACAGGAAATTAGTAATTTTTAATGACTTAAAGAAAACGTACTGCATTAAGCTATATTATAAGCTCTAAGCAATTTTGTTCAACGTATTAATTAGATTAGTAGCAACTGCCTTGGTGGTGGCATAGTTAAACAAATAGTCTTTAAACACATTATTATAACGATCATAGACTTCTGCAGGTGGGGTGTTGTTATTTAACAGCTGTAAGACTTCTAAGCACTCTTTCTTAGGTAAATTTACCATAGTCTGAGCTGGGCAATTTTGTATGTCAAGAAACAGAGGTATACAACCGTTACCCAGTATTTCGTAATGCCTAAGACAATCCCAACCAGCTTTTTTCATTGTTATACCAAAACGTGCTGAGTTATAATCGTTATAATAGTCAGCTTCATTTTTATAAATGTATGTGCGCTTGTCTAATGGGGTAATAAATGACTGGTCTTTAGTTTTATTAGTATTAAAAGAAACCTTAGACGTAGGTATAGCAAAATTTATAGGTAACAATCTAGGTTTATCTATCACTAATTCTCTTTTAAAATAAATTACACCTTTACTATAGCTATAATGTATGTTTGTTTCATCTTCACCGTCAATAACAATAACTTTATTAGGTAGATAATAT